TGTGACCTCTGACGCATCTACATCAAAGTCTACGGTGCCGGTGTCCTGCCCAGCGTAGACGATCAGAGAACTCTGCCGGTGGAAGTACCCCCAGTCATGCATAGACATAAGACGCCCCCATGCGTTCAGAACAGACGTACGCACCTTGGCCTCCAGCGTACCGGCGAGGACGGCATTGAGCTGGACGGAAAGATGGGACATCATGTCTGAGACGGTTATCATGGGGGGCCTTAGAGCCTACCGGGCTTACGCAGGAATGGTTGCTGGATCCACAATCGCTGGTGCGGGTTCAACTGGTGCAGGCTCGGCCGGTGGAGCCTCTGGTTCCAGCACTGGGTGCGGCTCGTCAACGACTGGTGCTGGTGGATCAGGAACAGCTGCCAGTGCTGCTGCAGATTCCTCTTCCTGCTGCTTGGCTAATGCAGCTGCAGCTTCGTCAGCCAGTCTGGCTTCTTCAGCGAGCCGAGCTTCTTCTGCAATCCGAACTCGCTCAACTTCAGCCGCGGCGGCTGCAGCTTCTTCCTCCGCAACTTTCCTGGCCAGTTCTTCCGCTGCGGCATCCGCTTCAGCTTTGACCCGAGCTTCTTCCGCAATCCGAGCTTCTTCAGCGGCAGCGGCTTCAGCAGCAAGAGCCTGAGCTTTGGCAGCCGCTTCAGCTTCGGCAGCAGCGGCAGCAACTTCAGCAGCAATACGATCGGCCTCGGCTTTCGCGGCAGCCTCAGCCTCTGCAGCAGCGGCGGCAGCTTCAGCAGCAATACGATCGGCCTCAGCTTTTGCATCAGCCGCTGCCTGCAGTCGTGCTGCCTCCGCTTCCTCCGCCTCCCGTGCGATCTTCGCACGAGCTTCGAGTTCTTCCGCCGTCATCACTGGGTCTGCTGCGAATTCCAGAGTCCCATTGAGTCGATTCAATAGACCCAACAGAAGGGTCACGTACCCACCCGAGCCGAGCTTATTTAGGAGCCCGATCTCGATCTGTTTCATATCGCCCTGAGTCATTTTCGCCACGGTACACTTCTCCTTGATTTTTGTTGAATTCAGCCCTGTCGCGGGACTAATGGTATATTCGTCGGTGGATTTCGTCCAGAGTTCTCGGAGCGGCCATCGCCTCGTCAGCCGTGACCACTTTGGTGTGCTTCGCGATGATCTCTTCTTTCAACTCCTCGACGGATGCCTTTTCGTAGGCTGGGTTCGATTGGTAGTCAGCAAGCAGACGCCCCATCGAGGTGTCGTTTATCCGCACTCTCTGTGGTACGGGGGCCTGCTGTACTGGATGATTTTCCCAGTCCCCCTCGACCTGTTTGTTGTCCTCCCTTGCATTCCGTTGCACGTCAGCCAGGGTATTCTTGTGAGTAACGATATACCGTGGATCCCCGGGCTCGTCTACCAGTCCACGGTAACATACTGCATCCGACGGGAGTTCCTCCCCCGTCTTAGCCTTGTAGTTCTTCCGGTACAAGTCAAGCATCTCCGGGCAGCCTGCGAACTGTTGTTCAAGACTCCCGGCGTTCCTCGTGACAAACTGATCGTTGACCCCTCCACTCGGCGACTTCTGAGTAGCGAGCATCGCCGCTGTGTTGATACTCTCGCCGTTAGCGAGCATCCTTTCGAACCTCTCAATAGCTACCGGGCCTGCATCCTGCACAGCCATCCACTGCATCTCATCTTTCATCCGGGGGAATCGCTGATCCACTGTAATCCTCACTTCTGGGTTTTGTTTTTAGCGTCCATCATCTCCTGGGTCTGCACAAGTTTCAGAGCGTGCATCTCGTCACTCTGCTGCATCTTCTGCTTCGTCAGGATGTCGTTCCATTGAATCCGTGCAAGAGCCGGAGCCGCCGCCCCTGTCGATTTGTATTGAGCGTCAACCAGCCGAGCGGCTGTCTTCGCTTTGATCTCGTCGATCTCGGCTTGTGTCTTTCCAGCTTCAAGCTGCAACATCTGTTCTTGCTGTTGTTGCATCGCTGGGTCTGGACGTTGCTGCCAAGGTCCAAAGTACAAGTCCTCTGGATTCCGCATCTGCATTGCAGTTGCAAAACGATGCAGGAAAGCATTCAGTGGTTTTTCATCACCAGTCATCTGCGAGTATACCTGCACGATCGGCAGGTAGAATGGTGCCAGTGAGTTCAGGTCAGCTATATCTTTCTCTCGCGAAGGACGCTTCATGTCCATCGCTTCGACCCACACCTCAATCTCACGGCTAAGTTCAGTCAGTGACATGTTGGCAAAGAACATGTCCCACGCTGCTGCCCCCCATGACCCCAGCAATGGAGTCAATCGCTGGCCCCGGATATACATGGCAGACAGCCACAGTTCCTTTGTACCGCACGCCACAACAAACTGGTGAACGTCGGTTGCCATCTTGTCCGGGCGTACATTCGCCGCGGATGTTCTTGCCTCAACATCTGAGGATACACGAGCCTGCTTCTGCGATATTCCGTAGTGGATATCATCAAGCCCTGTGGCCATCTGGAACTGGCCGTCAAGGTACTGAATCCATTCCAGCAAATTACCACCGACTTCTGGTCTTGGAAGGAATCCCACAATTTGCTGGAGCGTCTGATTACTCGCAGAGTTGATCTTGATAATCGCCGGATTGTTCTCACTGCGTAAAGCAGTGTCGATGTCTTCCGCGTAAGCTCCGAGGCAGGCCACGATGTCCCGGCGTCGATCCCACGACATGGTCAGGTGAGATACGAGCAGGATGTTCATCGCGAGCAGGCTGCCGATACCTGGGCCGAGCACAGCCATCGGCCAGCATGTACCAGTTACAGGGTAGAAATCCATAAGCTCCACCGGCCACTTGCGTACCCGCCAAAGCTCGAACACCGACCCCATCGTCTGGCTGTTTGGATGAGCTGACGTCCGCCACCGCAGTGCGTTCCGGATGTCGTCAGGAGTTCCATGCAGCACAAGCTCTGGCGGCAGGTTCAGTGGGTGAGTCAAGTCTCTGGTCATGCAGAGGTAGGCGTTGTCGCCAGTCAACTGGTCAAGGGCTTGCCCCATGGTCGCATTGACCCCAGTGACGCGAGCCCCTACCCCTGCAATTGACCAGACTTCTTTCCATTCCAACAGGTCTCGGTACATCATCCCATTCGTATGCAGAGCCGTCGTCGTGTACTCCGCCGAGATGTGTGTGCCTTTACCTTTCAGGTATCCGGGCGGCAGATTAAACCTGCGTTCAACAACCCACACTGGCTCGATATGGGTGCGAGACATCCACGTGACGTCGCGGAGAGCCGGATCTTTGGCGTCCGGGTCGAGGAGGAGGTTGTCTACCGAATCGTAGAATGTACCTACAAGCGTCTCACCTGTTTCTGGATTGTCGTAAGTTTCAGTCCAGCCACATCCACGCCCAGTGACGAGAGCGTCCTGTATGATCAACTCCAGATCGATCTTAACTCCGCCCGGGTGTGTCTGTTGCACATGCTCCAGAACTGCAGAGGCCAGGTTGTTACGCACCTCTCGACGGGCGTTGTCCATGTCCTGCATCTGTTGGATCTGCTGGAGCATGTCGGGGTCGGTAACCCCAACCATCTGTGCCAGTGTCACCTGATCAGGTTGCTCAACAGATCGCACTTCGCGTGAGGGATTCTGCCAGTAAAGTGAGGGGCCGATGATCGCAACAAGCTCGAACGCTTTATTGAGGCTCACCATGAACTGGGGCTCGGCCACTCCAGGGTAGAATGTTTCCCGAAAGTCTTTCTCCCACATTGCCTTGGCGGAAGATCCGAGAAACTGACGGCATAATTTCGCCATCATCGTGAAGCGTTTCTTGTTCTCTTCGGCAGCACGCAGCCGGGCAAACCATTGGCTGACCAATGGACCCAGAAGGTATTGCTGAACTTGCTCCACGGTTGGCTGCATTATTTATCTACCTGTAACGACGCCCACAGAGCCCGTGTACACCAGGCTCCCTTTTTTCGGACGTTGGGGTTTTTCAACCTCTCGTCCCCGATAGGAACAACACCTATCAGCTCCGCTGTCACTGAACCCTTTGGGGGGAAGTACCGGATAGTAATCATCCCCCCGTCGCCGAGACGAGTAACAAATGCCACCATTGGGACATCGTTTGTCTGCCCCTCTGGAAACCACCACACGGTTTCTCCGAGAGACACCTCGGTCTCGTACCCATCGATCATGTACTTGCGAGTAAAGTCTGTAGTCTTCACTGTCATTCCTTCTGGGGGATTCTGGAGTCTTTGGAAAATTTCCGTTCAGGCAGTTCTTCGATCACGACAGGTTGGGGGTATACCTCAATTTCGTACATCTCCCGCACCTGCCATTTGCGTAACTCTTCAGCACTTTCAACATGAAACAGTATTGTCCCCTTCCCTCCGTACGCGTCTGAGGAAAGCATCACTTGGTGTACGATCTCAGTCAGGCCGGTTGGGTTCAGCAGTGACGGAACACCGAGGGTAAGGGTTGTTGCCGAGGTACACCACATTCTGATTTTCATTAGTCTCTTCCTGGGGGTTATGGTATGCCCAGTACGATGCTTCTACCCTGGGCTGGTTTGTTGGCTGCTGGTTTTGTAAGTCGCTCCATCATCGTCTTACCTGACTGGTAGGCCAGGGTGCCTGGGTCCATCGGGATTGGGGCCGGAGGGGGTGTCACGAACACCGGGTCGTGCCCAGCGTAATACTCCATCGTATCCAAAACGTCATGGACTTGCCCCGGAGCGAGCTTGTCCTGGACATCCTCTTTCGAGACATTCTTCAGTGTCTCTTCAAGTTGCTTCACGAGTCCCGGACACATGTGCGTAAGGATTCGCAGCTGGGGCCTCCCACACGGTCGTCCACGCATCCATGCTTTGAGCTTCATCGCCCGGGTCACCCAGGTCGTTTCGCCCCGCTGGAAGATATCGCCTGTAAGGAGGCACCGCAAGCCGACCTGTGAGAACTCGTGCGAATACTGAGCGAAGATGGACCATTGGAACCCCGGGGGAGTCTGATCCCCGGCTTTTGCGTCCCCGATGAACCCTACGTACGGTCGGCCGGGATCACATGCTTTTGCTCGGAAAGCCATCTCTTTGGCGTCGATCCGTGGTATATTCATCTCTCGAAACACAATATGGTATGGCTGGTCGTGGTCCCAAAAGCTCCGCGGCGGGATCGCCACCCAGAGCAGAGCCGGGCGGCTTGTGCCCGGGTCCAGAATCAGATAGGTGGCCCAATCCATCGGGGCATTCCAATTCAACTTTCGCATTGCCTCTGTGACTTTGTCATTCGTCGGGCTGCCCTCACCGTAGTCCACGGTGTGGTAGTTTCGATTGAACTCTGGATAGGCCACGAGGGTGTCAGTGATGAACTCCCCAAAGTCTCGAGCACGACTCTGGTTCTCGGTCCAACCCTCCGACCGCTTTATCTTTTCCTCTTCGTCAATGAAGGGAGACTTCGACCCGATGAATGTGAACTCGCGGATGTTGAGTTTCTTTCGCACCCCACGACTGAACTCGTCCATCTGAGCAACAGCTCGACGGTGGACAGCCAGCATCGCTGGTGTCTTCATGTCTGGCCATGAGGTCCACCAGATTCGGCCCTTACGGTCTGAGAGTCGTGACTGCCATTCTTCGTAGTGATCACTGTTGGCGATGTTCTCGTCGATCCAGATTCGATTGACGGGGTCACCTCGTTTCACATCACCTGTCGAAGCGAACCCATAGCAGATGGACCCGTTCTTCATCGTCATCGACGTGAACTTGTGCTCTTTCTTATTCTCCCATGTCTCCTGCTCGATTTCACGCTCAGGGATCAACGGGGGTGCGGGGAACCTTTCTTCGTCCGGGATCAGCTCATCACCTGGTATTCGGCCTGGCTGCCAGGCCCTCCACAAGCCTGTCTCTTTGTCCTTCACGATATCGAAAGCCCCCTTCTGTCGGAGCAGTCGATAAAGAGTCTGCCCGATGTGGTTCAGCTGCAAACCGATGAGCCACACGATGACAGCCTTCTTCCTCCATCCAAGCTCTCGAACGAAGTGTTTAGTGCCGTCGGCGAAAGTGATCGGGACGTTCAGCAGATATGCAGCAATCATCACGGCGACGATTGTGGACTTCCCGGAACGGGTACCACCTTTGACCAACACCTCTGATTCTTCACAGAGGACAACCGCTTCCTGGTATTCAGTAGGCCGGAACAGTTCGAGGGCGTTTAACTTCTGCCGGGCTATCTTCGTGGCAGCCTGCAGGCCGAGATTAAGCTCACTGGCTGACGTCAGTTTGGCACGGAACATATCAGCGATACTACTCATCGTCGGACTCCTGGTTGACGACGATCACACCCGGCTTGCTCCGTGGTCTGTCCATCACAATCATGGCCATCTCCATAACGGCGTCGGGGTCCACCTCCGCAATCTCAAACAGGATCTGCTTCCGGAATTCGGAATCAGCCTTGATCCGTACGATAGCCGCCTGACTCGCTACAGCCATCAAGTCATCTTCTGACAGCCCGTCAAGCGGGTCGCCGGGGCTGCCAACCTGTTCGTCGCGAGCGGCATTGAGCCGTATCAGGATGTCGTACAGGCCCTTAGTCGTCTTGAAGTCCTGTTCAAACATCTCCTTCTGGGCTTCGTGTAAGTGATCGCCTCGGACTTTCTTGAGGTCCTCGACAATCATTTTGCCAAGCGTTGCGGCACCGCCGAGTTCTTCCATGGCGGCTTCAGCGGCGTCGAGCGTGAAGGGCCTTCCGCTTCGACGGACTTCCGCGATAGCGTCACGGAAGCTCCGGTTAGGGAGGCCGTTGACAGCGACAGACAGGCTCGCTGCTACTTTTGTTTCATCATCACACACGGAGCAGACTCCTCGCCTTGTGATACATTCTGGGGGTAGCGGAAGATTGCATACCGGGCAGATCACTCTGCCGGGGAATACCGACGAAAACGGCAGGTCAGGTGTCTCTCCTGCCTGCCGTCTATGTTCGTCTCTTGTAGGCTCCACGCTTACTTGGAGGGAGCCGTTGGTGGCTTCAGTGGGACTTGAATCGGGTTTCCTTCCCGAACGGCCTGCACTGTCGCTGTTGAATGGATTCCGGTCGGAGCCGGTCTTCGATCACAACATGGGTCCATAGATCTGATCACCTCCCAGTGTGTTTGAGGAAACAGTTGTTGCAGCAGACTACGGTCGAACTGCCGAGAATGGGTTGTTGAACACGACTCGGCAGAGGTTTCCTGACGTGCCTGCCGCGATGGACTTACCGCTGTGTCCGATCGGGTTCGTACCGGCAGTACCAGTACCGAAAGCTCCGGAAGCCAGTGTCTGAACCACTGCATTTGCTGACAGATCGCCTGCCCCGACCATCACTTTTGTCGGACCCTGGATGATCAGCCAGAAGTAAGCCTGGTCAGCGATGGTACCGACAACATCGGGATCGGCAATGCCGTCGCAAATCGCATTAGCACCCGATGCCGCCCCTACTCGCTGGCCAATATAGCCAGACTTGTAGGTGTACCCACGACCGGGGGTAATAGCACCGCCCGTGTCGTTCAGGCACAGCACGGCGTACTTCTTCAGCCCCGACAAGAGCGTCGGGGAGCCCGGCGTCGTTGAGATGTCCTGATCCTGAAACTCTCCGATCTGGCCGAGGGACTCAGCTCCCACGACATCGACTGAGCCGAGTTTCATTTGGTTAGTAATTGTCATGATACACCCTCAATAATTATGGAATCGGAAAGTCAGCAGGGAGGACAACCTCCAGATTATGGAGTGGTGTCAGAGATGAATCGAGCGAGGTATTTCGGGGAGAACTTATTGTTCCCGAAGCTGTACGTGTAGTACAGGTACCCGATTCGCTCCATCGAATACTCAGGCCCCATGGCCCCGTAAATGTCGTCGTGCAGGAAGTAGCTCTCGACGTACTGTGGCAGGTACAGGAAGGCATTCCCGGCTGGGATTGCGTAGTCCATTGAGTACACCATGCCGTCCACCAGCAGCGTCTCGCCGGGGAAACCGAGGTCCCCGTCACGGTATGGCATCACCTGTCGATTGTTGACACGGAAGGAGTCCTTCATCTCAACAAACATTTCAGAGGCCATGGCACACTGTGGAGGAGCCCCAACGAGTGATTGCCCGCCGCGGTGGAGCATCGCAACCTGTGCGAAGCTGGTAGCGGCGACAGCGTTGTCTTTCCACAAGGCACTTGATGTACCCCATGCAGACGACCCGTAGTTGACGATCAGTGGGCTTGTGCCGTCATACTCTGAAGAACCCTGACCGAAAGGCCAGTCCTTTCCGAGAGAGGCATTTGGCTTAGTCGCCAATCCTGAACTCCAGTACCCGCCGAGGTTGCCCAGAGCCATACTCTGACCAGCGTAACTCCCGTTCGGGAGTCCGACTTTGTCACCGATGAAGCAAGTCGAAGCATCGTAAGACAACGGGGTGAGAATCCCCGTGAAGTCGTTGATGTTGGCTGCGACGTTGCCGTCCTTCCAGAATGCCCCAGACACAGCTTCCACCATGGCCTGAGCAAGATCCCGGCCCTTCTGCTCGTAACGGTTATTCACCATCTCCGGAGCGTTGCGGGCCATCAGGAATTCTTCCTGCGGGTAGTAGTCAGTCGCACGATATCCTTTGTTGCCAATGTAGTATTGGATATCAGTGTCCTGGTTGTCGAAGTTCAGCGGCTGATTCGCGATCGCCGGGAGAACAGTCGGCTGTTTGACACGGGCGTTCCACACCTGCGTGTGGGAGCCCCCGTTAAAAGTGAGAGAGCCCCACTTTCGCATGTTAAAGTAGGTCAGGTAATTTCGGACAGTCATGTCCGAAACCTGCTTCCAGTAACGCGGTGTCAAGTCCCGCAGTACGTTGATGTGTCCTGCT